TACGCATGTCAAAAAACAATATACGAACAAGAGCATTATGAAAGTGAACCCGTGTTAGGTAATATGTGGGCTAATATAAATCCACCAGGTGGTATGAACAGAGCTCACCAACATCCAAATTCATTATGGTCAGGTGTATATTATATTAAAGCACCTAAAAATTCAGGACATTTAAAAATAGACGACCCAAGATCATCAGCTGCAATGTGTAGACCTAATCAAAAAGAAGGTTCTAAACCTGCAAGATTATTTAGAGAAACACATTACGAACCTATTGCTGGAAGATGTATTATGTTTCCTTCTTGGTTAATGCATTGTGTTGATCCTAACGAATCTAATGATATAAGAATATCAGTATCGTTTAACTTTTTACAGAAAGGTATGTTTGTATGAGTTTTCAAATTAATAAATATCAAGTAATTAAGAAAGCGTTATCCTATGATATGGCTAATTTTATACTTAACTATTTCTTGCTTAAAAGAGATGCAACAAGATTTATGTATGAAAATAACTTACACTCACAGTCCCCGATACTTGGAACATGGACCGATCAACAAATACCTAATACCTATTCTTGTTATGGTGACTTTGTAATGGATACATTATTAGTAAAAATGTTGCCTGTAATGAAACAACATACAGGACTAGATTTAGTACCTACTTATTCTTATGCTAGAGCATATAAAAAAGGTGATTGTTTACATAGACATAAAGACAGACCTAGTTGTGAAATATCTACTACACTTAATCTTGGCGGAGATCCTTGGCCTATATTTATAGATGGTACAGGAGCTAATAATGTTGTTAATGAAAGACAGAATATTGTAAAACCAAACGCCCCAGCAGGCACGAAAGTCTTGCTTGAAGTGGGGGATATGCTAGTATATAGTGGCTGTGAACTTGAACATTGGCGAGAGCCTTTTGACGGGAACATTTGCGGTCAAGTATTTCTACATTATAATCATGTAAATGGCCCATTTGCTAACAAAAATAGATTTGATGGCAGACCTATGCTAGGCCTACCATCAGGTGTAAAATAGTATAAGAATGAGGTTATATGTTACAAAAATTAGGATTTGCACCTGGGTTTAATAAACAAGTCACAGAAACCGGGGCCGAAGGACAATGGTTTGATGGCGACAATGTTAGGTTTAGATACGGCACTCCAGAAAAAATTGGTGGTTGGACACAGTTAGGAGAAAATAAACTAACCGGTGCAGCTAGAGCTATTCATCATTGGGATGATAATGCTGGTATTAAATATGCTGCTATAGGAACTAGTAGTGTTTTATATGTATACTCAGGCGGTACATATTACGACATACACCCTATTAGAGCAACATTAACGGGCGCTACTTTTACAAGTATATTAAATCAAAATGTTCTTACAATTACCTGCACAGGTGCACATGGATTAGCAGAAAAAGATGTTGTAATGTTAGACAGTGTAACTATTCCTGCATCATCAAGTTATAGTGCTACAGATTTTGAAGATAAAAAATTTATGGTAACTGCCATACCTACAACTACAACTTTTACTATTACAATGGGGTCTACAGAAACTGGCACTCCAATGAGTGCAACAGGATCTACTTCTGTTTTATGTTATTATCACGTAGGACCAGCGCAGCAACTAGGAGGTTTTGGTTGGGGTACAGGTCTATATGGTGGAACAGCTTTAGGTGCAGCTACAACTACGTTAGCAACAGCCATAACAGATTTAACAACAACAGATATTGTATTAGCAAACACTGCAGCCTTTCCATCATCAGGAGAAATTAGAATTGGTACAGAAGATATAAGTTTTACAAGTAACAATACATCTACAAATACTTTAAGTGGAGGAGCTAGAGGAGCTAACGGAACTACAAAAGCAACACATAGTAGCGGAGCAAGTGTGTTAAACATATCAGATTATGTTGCATGGGGTGACCCGTCTAACGCTGACTTTACTATTGATCCTGGAATGTGGGTTCTTGATAACTATGGTACAAAATTAATTGCTCTTATTTATAATGGTAAATGTTTTGAATGGGACGCTTCTGCTGCAAATGCTACATCTACTAGAGCAACACTATTAGCTAATGCACCTACAGCGTCACGTCATGTATTGGTATCTACGCCCGATAGACACTTAGTATTTTTTGGTACAGAAACAACAGTAGGTAATTCTGCTACTCAAGATGATATGTTTATACGGTTTTCAGACAGAGAAAATATTGATGGTACAGATGCATATACTATAGATATAAATAATACCACTTCTGGTACACAAAGACTTGCAGATGGTTCTAAAATTATGGGTGCTGTTAGAGGTAGAGATGCAATGTATGTTTGGACTGATACCGCATTGTTTCTTATGAAGTTTGTAGGCGGAGATTTTGTTTTTGCTTTTGAACAAGTAGGTACTAACTGTGGATTATTTGGTAAGAATGCTTGTATTGAAGTTGATGGTACTGCTTATTGGATGTCAGAGAATGGATTTTTTACTTATGACGGTCAATTAAAATCTATGCCATGTCTTGTTGAAGACCATGTTTATGATGATATTAATTCTGTATCTAGAGATCTTATTAATGCAGGTTTAAATAATTTGTTTGGAGAAATAAATTGGTTTTATTGTACGTCTGCATCAGATTCAGTAAACAGGGTTGTTACATATAACTATTTAGACTCTAGTCCTAAACGTCCTATATGGACAACAGGCACTTTACCTAGATCAGCGTGGCAAGATTCTGCGGTATTTGATAAACCGCATGCAACTTTTTATGATTCAACAGACAACGCCTCGACTGATTGTACTGGAAACACTGACGGTATTACTATATACTATGAACAGGAAACAGGGACCGATCAAATTAATTCTGGCGGTGTTACAACTGCTGTGATTGGTACTATTACGTCTGGTGACTTTGATATAACACAAAGAAGAAGTAACACAGGACAAACTGTAGGAACGCCAGACCTTAGAGGAGACGGTGAATTTATTATGAGAATACAAAGATTTATACCAGATTTTATTTCACAGACAGGTAATACTAGAGTCAGTTTTGTAACAAGAAACTATCCTAATAGTTCTGCAACTACTACAAACTTTGACGTAAGTTCTTCTACAACTAAAAAAGACACACGACTTAGAGCTAGATCTATTGCTATTAAAGTTGCAAACACTACAACTAATGAAGATTGGAAACTAGGTACATTTAGATTAGACATTGCACCAGGAGGTAGAAGGTAATGGCAGCATTTTATAATCAAGGAGATCAAGCTATTTATAATTCAGGACAATATTTTATTCCTCAAGAACAATATAGATTAAGTTACAATGCACCTATTATAGAAGAAGAACAAGAAAGTTCTATTGGAATTCCTAATACTAATTCTTTTAGAAATTTTTCTAATTCTGATAACAGAAATTTTACTAATTCTCCAATTAGTTTAATTAGCAATTATCAAAAAACAATAGAAGATAGACAACAAAAGTTAAACAATCCTCCTAATACTTTTTTAGGTTTTAATACTATGAGAGATCAAGAATTAACTGGAGCAGATTTAGGAGAATACATTGGGTCTAACACAGCTGTTCCTAGAGAACTAACTACCATGGGTAAAATAAGAGATTTTATGAGCCCACAATCTGCTCAAAGTATAATGGAAGAAGGTTACCAAGAACCACGTTTTCAACCAGGAATAATTGGAACCATAATGAGTAAACTAGATAACTATAGAAATCTACCAAAAGTCGATCAAGCATTCATTGCACAAAATATGGGCTACACTGGTCCAACAGTATTTGGTGATAATTCATCTGGATTATCTAAAGATCCTTTTGGATTAAATACTAGATCTGCATTTGGTAATTATGCAGAAAGAGTTGGTGTAGAGGCAGAAAAACTTGGTGATCTTTTAAGCGGTAAATTATCTGAAAAATATGGTGCAACATTTAATCCTGAAACAGGGTTGTTCGAAAATGAAGAAGATGCAGAGGCGGCGGCTAGAGCAAATCAAATGACTAAAATGTTAAGACAAAAATTTGGTTTCTACACAAATAAAAATTTAGAGTATGCTGACTTAGTTAACATGAATGCTCAACTACAAGGTCAACAAGACAAAGACATTGTAGATAAAATCGGTATCACTGCAGCTGATGCAGCTAGCACAACTACACAAGGTGGTGGAGGCGGTATTGCTGATCCTGGATATAGTCCAGGTGGTGGACTCGATGCAAGTAAAATGGGTGGTGGTTCACAACAAGCTAAATCAGGTGGTCAAAAAGCTGGAGGCACAGGAAGAACTGATGGTGGTTGGGGTTGGGCTAGAGGAGGATTAATAAGTTTATAATGGCAAAAATTGTACAATCATTAACTAGAGCAGAAAAAGAATACAACCAAACAAATATGCAATCTTTGGTTAGGGACCTTGATGGTGTAATAACAAAATTAAATACAACTTTTCAACAAGAAGTAAAACAAGAGATAGAAGCTAAAAGTTTCTTTTTAGAATAATGGCAGTAATAAACCAATATAAATTTGTAGGTAAAGATAACGACACTACAGGAAATGCATTAACTGTTTTTGCAGCAAGCACTCCAGGGGTAAATGAAACTATAATTATTAAATCAATATTAGTTACTTCAGCTGGTACACCTAGTGTGACTGTTTTAAATAACAGTATTACAGCTATAAAATCTAAAGCTTTAACAGCTAATGAGACTACAGAATTATTAGTTCAACCATTAATAGTAGAAGGAGGATCAACTTTTACTATACAATCAAGCACCACAGATTCATTTGATTATGGGGTTAGTTTTTTAAACATTAAAAAGGAGAAAATAGACTAATGAAAGTATATAATGCTAAAGTAGAAGAAACTTACAGACACAAAGAAACTGGTGAGATTTTTAAGGAGAAAAAAGACTGGGAAGCAAAGGGTTATAAGCCTGAAGAGATGGCACAAGACGTAAAAGTTGTAATGCCTCCTCTTGATTTGTTCTCAAAAACCAAGTAAACATAGGAATTAAGGTAAAATTATGGCAATATCTAGAATGCAACAACCCAGACAAATGTATGGATTAGGAAGCTTAGTTAAGAAAGCTGTCCGTGGTGTAAAAAAACTTGTTAAAAGTCCATTAGGTAAGGCTGCTATACTGGGTGGTATAGGTATGTATGGTATGGGAGCAGGTCCTTTTTCAGGAGTGAAAGGTTCGGGTTTTCTTAGAAACATGGTGTTAGGTAAAGCTCTTCCATATAAAACAGCAGGAGATGCCGTAGCAAGAAGCGGTGGTCTTTTTGGTGGTCTTAAAAATTTTTTTGGTGGTATGACCACTGGTCAAAAAATATTTACAGGTCTAGGTGCAACAGCAATTGCAACACCGTTCTTACAAAAAGCATTTAAGACAGGACCTTATGAAGAAGTAGCAGAAGAGGTTGATGAAGATTACATTGGTCCTTACGCAGCAATGATGATGGGAAGAAACAGAGATCCTTATATGAGTTTTTTACCAAATGAACAATTTGTACAATCTAATTATTACTTACCACAAAATGCTGCCAACGGTGGCAGAATAGGTTATGCTAATGGTGAGATGGTAGAGGCAGAACAAATGGTAGAAACTGAAGGACCGCAATTACCACCAGAAGCAGAAAAATTTTTAAGAGAAGAGTATCAAAAATACGTAGCACAAGGTGGTGACTTATCGTATCCAGAATTTAAACAACTTGTTCTTCAACAAGCGTCCGGGGAACAGGGACCAGAACAAGAAGAAATAATGACAACTGAATCAGAAACAGTTCAAACAGAACCACAAATGCCTATGATGATGGCTGGTGGTGGTGCAGTGCCGGGTTCAAATGTACCAGGATATACAACACCTGTTGGTTACAATAGATTTGATTACAGAAGTGGTGGAGTGCCAACAAGAGTAGGCGCACAAGAAGGCGGCCTAATGAATTTAGGTGGCATGGAAAAAGATTATAGAGCTGAAGGTGGATTTGTACCTATTGGTGCAAAAGAAAAAGCAGATGATGTGCCTGCAAGATTAAGTGTAAATGAGTTTGTATTTACAGCAGATGCTGTTAGAAATGCAGGTGGCGGAGATATAGATAAAGGCGCTGAAGTTATGGAAAACTTAATGAATAATTTAGAATCTGGTGGTAAAGTGTCAGAAGATTCACAAGGTTTAAAAGGCGCACAAGCTATGTACGATCAACAACAAATGTTACAGTCGAGGATGGAATAATGGCAACACCAGGATTTTTAGAAGATTACGCAAAAGATTACGCGGCACAAGCAAAGGCTGCTTACAGTGTACCAATAGATACAAGTAAATTTACTGGCAGAGGATTTGTAGCAGGTGAAGATCCTTTACAAACACAAGCCATTGATATGGCAAAAGCTGGTGTAGGCGGATACGAAGATTACTTAAAAGCAGCTAAAAGTTTTCAAGGAGATGCAGCAACAACAATAGGCGGTCTTGGTGCATTAAGTGGAACAGGAATGGCACTACAACCAAACGTTACAGCTGGATCTATGGAAGCATTCATGTCACCTTATCAACAACAAGTTATTGATACATCACTACAAGCTTTTCAAGATTCAAGACAAGGTAATAGACGAGCTATTCAAGATGCAGCAGTGGCTTCAGGAAATTTTGGTGGTGGTAGAGAAGGTGCAATGTTAGGTCAATACGATGCCGACACAACACAAGGTGAAGCAGCATTAGTAGCACAATTAAATGCACAAAATTTTGCACAAGCACAAGCAGCTAGACAAAACGCATTTAATCAAGCTGGTCAAATAGCTACTGCACAATCAGGACTAGGCGCAGCACAAATGGGATTATCTAATTTTGAAAGAGCAGGACTTGGTGCAGACGTTGGAGCACTAGGACAA